GAGGCGGGAAAGGTGGCTATTGGAAGTCCCATTATTTACGTGTAAATGCTTGGAAGTCGTCTTTTGTTAACTGGAATGCTGTTACGACCTCTTGCGGTAGTTTATTAAAGTTTACTTTGAACGGGTTGCTAAAAAAGTAACTCGGCTTTATGCCGTTGTTGTACACGCTTCTTGCGATCAAGTATTGCAACGACTTCCGTGGGATAAAACGCCCTTGCTTGTCTCGGATGCCTTGAAGGCCCTTGCGGACTACCCATTGGGCAAATGCCTTGGGTGGTGGCATCTTGTTGGTGTATTTGTACGGTGTATTGTACTTGCGCTTAACACCGCTTACGCCCTTGTCTTGAAATTCCCCGTAGTCCTCCATTTCAAAGGTCAGGGAGAACGAATTAGGGCCTACGGATAGGTCGTAGTCCAACGAGTTGTAAAGTTCCTTGGATGCGTTCTTTTTCTTCTTTGTAAGATTCTGCTTCGCCTGTTGAATTACACGCTTTGCGAACTTATTAAGAACCGCCTCGACCAACTCCTGCCTTGCCATTAGCAAATACTAATTTCGGTGTTTGGTACAATCAAGTCGAAGGTCAGGTTCCACCCAGTAAGCAAGTTCTCAAACCTTTCCGTGAATGGCTCGCAACTTACGTCTCCTTCGATTTCGTATTTGTCCGTGTACAGCGTGCCACGGCGTAACTGCGATTGCAGGCCGTTTAGAATTGCAAGCGTTGTATTCAAAATATCCTGTTGGTTGTCTACCCCGAAGAATGGCTCGTTTTGGTTTCTCAAATCTTGCTTGGTCTCATCCACGATGTCCATAGCCAATACCGATACATTGAAACGAATTACGTGATCGGAGAACGTGGCTTGGTTCACCATAATATGCGCCAGCGGGAATATGGTCTGCTTGTTTAAGTCCACGTCGAATATATCGCCAAACGTAACCACCTTCACCAGCGGGTGACTGGTTAGGTAGTCGTTTATTTTCTCGGTGGCTTGGTAGAAACTCCTCATAACTTTAATTTTTGCATTTCGATTTCGTTCTTCTCCTTCTCAAAGGTTAGGTAGGTTAGGCATTGATGAATAGGTAGTCGAGTGACTGCTTCAAACTTTGTGACGTCTCCTGTAGCCAAAGCATAGATGCTGGAATACCATCCCCATCGTTGTCCAAACTGCGCTTCTCTTGTATAGATGTCTTCGCTTCCTTCGCCAAAGAGTTTAGTGTATGTTGCGCTAATACGTTCCCTAAACGATAAAAAAAAACCATCGCACCCAAGGCAACCGATACGGGCATTTGCTTAAACAGTTCCTCCCTGCCCTCGTCTGGTGTGTAGTCCTCGATGTCGTAGCGTTCGCCTTTCTCCTTGGTCACGGGTCGGTACAATACGGCCATTGCACGGTGCATTGTGGCCCAGTCCTTCATATAGTTGTCAAGGTCAACAAACTCACCCAATGAAATATCGTTGAGTGCGGGAATGAATCCGTATTTAGTTCCCTTCAGCTCGAAGAACTTGGTAAGGTCTGGCTTTTGGTTTAGCGTCTTGCTTAATGCGGTTAGGACGTTGTTAGCGTCCACCAAGCGAACCTTTGGCAAGTCGGAGAAAGGAACTTGGCAAAAGATTTCGAGCATCTTCTTTTGGCGAAATTCCTCGTCTCCTTCAATGCGAGCGAAGCGTTGGTATTGTTCCAACGTAATTTCGTCAAGTGAGGTAGGTACTACTAATTTCAGTTCCATAGGTAAATAACTCAACGGACGTTGTAACGACCATAGTTAGGTTTAGATAACTTATTTGCTACCGCATAACGTGCAGCGTCTATTCCGTGGTTGAATGCGTCTATCGGCTTATTAAGCAGGTTTCCGTTCTTGTCTTCGACCCACTTGTAGTTCTGGAGTTCTTTGATTAGGTTGCTGCTCCGTGGCGTTACGAATAGCTTATGCCGTTTTAGAATATCAATCCCCGAGTTCACGGAGTCGGCTCCCTTTACAGTTGGCTTTACGTTCCACCCGAAGCGGTGCAGCTCGTCTATTGACTTTGGCTCTGCGCTATCGGCAAAGACCTCATCCCTACGGTCTAAACTGAATGACTGAAAATGGGAATGAATGTCTCGGTTTGTGAGTCCAGTTCGGTAAACGAGTTCGTCAAGGTATAGGTGGTTGTCCAACTGGTAAACGGCCACGAGTGCTGTTGGGTCGTTGGTGTAACCGAAGTCAAGGCCATAGCTGATAAGTTTTGCATCTTGTGGTATTTCAGATTGCCCGAATTGAAAGATGGTTGCACGGCTCATACCACGCTCACCCAAGCCGTAGATACGCCAGTAGTCCTCGTCTGTATCTCGCAGGCGTTCGATTTCGTCAACAATGGACTTATCAAGAAAGGGGTTGTCCCTGTACGTTGTTTGGTAAAAGTCGCAATCCTCACGGGGTATAACTCGGTCGTAAATCCAGTGAAACGAATCGGAGGGGTTGTAGTCAATAATAATACGCCCATCGGTACGAAATACCAACTGCTGCCAGTCCTCGTAAAACAACTCGTTACCCTCGTTTATGTAAAGCAAGTTCCGCTTACGGCCACGTATCTTCTGGGGCTGGTCAAGTGAAATAAACTCAACAAGGTTTCCGTTTAGGTGGTATTCGTTGCTGGACTTGTTATGGTATTCCTCGTTGTACAATTCGTAGGCACGCAAAATATCGAGAAAGTCCCGCATAACCGAAGCCCGAAGCGAGGGGAACGACTTACGGCAAATGGTAATGGTCTTGCCTGTATTTCGGTAGGTATATTCAAAAATAATCCAGAGCAGGATATTGTAAGTTTTCCCACTCCGTGTACCGCCCTGCTCAACAACAATCTTCTTCTTGCTGCGTTGCAGGTGGTTAAATACCTTATTCGTTCGTATCTTCTCCAAGTACCTCTATTTGGAATAACTTACCGCCTACCGCATCGATTTCCTGACGCTCAACGTAGCCACGCTTCTTCCCCTTGGTTTTAAGAAAGAAAATGGTTGCGGTGGAGTTACCCTCTTTGATTTGTTTATGCAACTGGCTTTCTGCAAAGTCAATAGCAACGTCTGCGATTGAATCGACTGCTGCTTTGTATTCTGGGTCGCTATCCATCCAAAGGTAGTGCGTGGTTCTCCCAATTCCAACCGTCTTGCAAGCCGAGGTAACTACCCCCAACGATTTTTCCAATGCATCGAGCATTGCCTTTTTATGCTGTACAGTTTTGTCCATCTAAATCTTTGTTTTATATTTGTTTCACCTGCGAGGGAAGTGTAATGGTTGCACGCTTGGTATTCCAATCAAGAAGTGGCGTTCAAATCGACCCCCTCGCTCAAAGTAGCCCTCCTTTCTTGGGGGGTTATTTTTTGCCCCTTATACATACCTGCGCCCATTTCATCTATTTTGCTAAATGGTATAATAGGAACAGTTATTTTACAGGTCTTGTCTATTAGGTAAACGTAACGTAGTTGGAAGCCTGGCAAAGGTTTTGCTCCTAATTTCTTCCAATCGTTCCTCGTTCTATATTTATGCTCCAACCCCAAATCCTTGCATATTTTTTTTATTTGCGGCAAATCCCAATTAGCTTCTATTGTCATTCCTGCAATACGCTCTCCATTTGGAAAAACAAACAATGTATTATTTTCTCTAATGTTTGTTAGAATAAAACCGCTTGCTCTATAAATTGTACCATCGCCACACTGTGTGCCATCGCTAAAACTTAAAATCCATTTTATTTGTGGAGCATTCTTTTTAATTAGTTTAATACTAATTGCAATACACCTGCTTTCTGAATACCTTGGAAGGTAGTCGTCAAAGGCCATACGGTTTAATTCTAACATTTCGTTCCAGCCCGTATCTGCCACAATTCCCAGTATTTTACTTTTATCCAATGGGCTCCCGTAGCTCATAACCCCGTGTAGTTTTCCGTCTAAAAAACAACCAAAGTGCAAATTACTATTTGCAACAACCTTTCCAGAGTAGTGGTGTTTCTTTACGAACTCGTTGGCAATCTTTGCTGGGATTACCTTAACGATTATTTCCTTTGCTCTGCCCATTGCATAATAATTAAATAGAGTGCATTTCCATTTGAGTTCTCGTTACCAAAGGTTTCGCAGTATTTGTAGTCGTCTGTTGCTTTTATATCCGCAATAGCGTTCTTTATCTGCTCTGCCTGCTCATCCGCAAGGGTGAAGGTCATTTGCTGGAAGGGTGACTTATCCCCATCGGGTAGCGAAAACTCCTCGCCAAACTCCTCCGCCTTTAAGTCGAAGCCGCCAATATCCAAGCCCCAGTCAGTCATTAAAGCAGCATCCCATTCATTCGCCAGAATATCCCAGTCCCACTCACCGAAGCCAACGTTATCTTTGATTATGAACTCCGCCTGTTGCTCTGGAGTTAACTGGTCGGCAACAATAATCGGCACCTCGGTAAGCCCTGCGGCTTGGCACGCCTTTAATCGCATATTCCCACCGAGTACAACCATATCCTTGTCCACAACAATAGGACGCAGGTTTAGCATCTCGGGAAACTCCTTGATTGACTTTACGAGCTTTTTGAATTTATCGTCTTTGATAATTCGTGGGTTGCTCGTATTGGGAACCACTTGGGTAATTGGTACTATTTGCATTCCTTTTAATTTTATTTACAATACAACCAGCAGTCAGCAATCAAGATGCGATTTGGTAGCAACTCGTCCACCGCTTGAATTACTCCTTGCCAGTTCTCGTGGTAGTCGTCTCCTGCTAAATATCCGCCTTTTTTTACCTTGGGTAGCCATAGAGCAATATCCTCTTTAACGGATTCGTAGGTATGCGTTAGGTCGATAAACACAACGTCCAAAGATTCGTCTGCAAACTTCTTGGAAGCGGTTTTAGAAGTGGCCTTAATGGATTTGTATTTGCGTTCTCCCATATTGGCCTTGAACATTTGATAGATGTCTACCTCTGTTGCCAGCTTATGCGTTGTGGTGAGTTCGTTTGGTGAACCCTTCCAAGTATCAATGATTGTTATCTGTTTGCCTGTTGCTTTGTCGCATAGGTAGGCCGAGGACTTGCCGAGCCAAGCACCAAGCTCAACGAATGTACCTCCTTCTGGCATTTGTGCTATTAGGTAGTCGTATGCTGCTTCGTGGTTAAACCAGCCGTCTATTTCTTGGTAGTGTTTCATTTCAGCAGGCGTTCTAAACGAATGTCGTTAAAGTCGTGAATGTTGAAGTTGGTTGTCATATCCTCGTGCAGTTGCATTGCAATATCAAACGCCTTGTCTATTGTTAATTCTTTAATCGCTTTGTTCCAGTCTCCTTTATGGGCAACCTTTACGCAGTTCTTGTCGGTTAGGTGTTGGGCGTATGGAGCAACGTCACTTACAATTAACGCACAACCAGCGAATCCCGCCTCAACCATCTTTAGATTCGATTTGCAGCGATTAAACTCACTTGGGATAAGTGGAGCAAGGGCAACGTCAAACGCTTGGTACATTGCTCCGTATTCGTTCGGTGGCATTGTTTGGAGCTTGTATCTTGCTCGGCTTGCCTCAACGTAGCCACCAATATCGGCAACGTAGGATTCAACTATTGAGAGGTCTATATTGTTTTGCGTAAGGTCTGGCAAGTGGCTTATGCCAGCAACGTAACCAAAACGCATTTCGTCAGACGGCTCACGTGTTATTTGCCATTGTGGGTCTGCTGGGTCGAGGCCGTTGGGAATGATAACTACGTTTTTATTTAGCTTCTTGATTTTATCGGCTAAATACTTTTGTGTTGTCCACACCTCGTCCGCAAAGTACATAGAGTTTCGTATGCGGTGTTCAAGTCCTGCTTTGTCGTAGGTGACTTTGGAGGGGTGGTCTAACGCCAAGTGCCACCAGTCGTCGTTATCAATGATAACCTTCTTTCCCGACTGCTTGCATATAGCAAAAAAGTTGGCGAACGACTCGCCAGAGAAAGGAACTGCTCTAGAAAATATAACGTGCGTAATTCCTTCCCAGTTGTCGGGCTGTACCTCCTGCTTGTAATTGATAATCTGAAAATCAATAAGCCCCTTCTCTTTGAGTAGAGTTAGGGGCTTGTATATGCGGTGGTAAACCACGCCAGAATTTTCGTCACCGATACAAAGTATGCTTGGCCTCATCGTAAATAGTTGTAGTAACAAAGATACTCTTGGTACGTCTTAATCTTTGGGTTTCTTGTCATTAGCTCTTGGGCAAACAACCCATCGGCTTCGTATCTGTACTCGAATCTTGCTTTGCCGATAAACCCAAGGCGAGCCATATAAGAAGCCGTGTCGATTGTTCCTACCCGTGGGGATTCGGTAGCGTGAAGGCGTGGGTCTCCATTGCGGAAGCATTGCGCCCAGTTTACAAAGTCCTCGGTGCTATCCTTGACGGCTTCAAACCAGTTCGGGTGGATTATGTTATCGTCGTCTAATATGTAAATGTAGTCGTTATCGCTTGCGGACGCTTGTAGGTAGTCAAGTGCCATATTGCGAAGCGGGTTGCCAAAGGCCCCACCGAGGTTAGACCGCACCACCTTAACCCCTTTCGGTACTTCTTTCTTTTTGGTCGAGTAGTCCATAAAGACCGTCCAACTGCAACCAGCAGGAATCGACTCCCGCAAGTGTTCGAGGTTCTCTGGTCGTGAGCAAGGGGTAATGATATGAATCATTGAGGTATTTTTTTCAAATGTACAGCCTTCAAGAAGTCCTTTGATAACTCAACACCAAAGTCGGCTTCGTGGTGGCACTCACGGCATAGAGCCATAAGGTTTTCGATTACGTCTAGTGTCTTGCTTCCACCCATACCCCTCGGTTCGATATGGTGAATATCCACGGCTCGCCTGTTGCAAACCTCGCAAGGGATAAACTCAACAGGGCTTAACCCCATCGCTTTGAGGTAAATCTTCGTGTGCTTCTTCATAATGTTCTCCAGAATTTCCGTTACGAATAATAATACGGAGGCGTTTCTCTTCCTCGTCGTCTACATAAGGGTAATTAGCG